CATCGCGCGCCTCAGCCTGATCTGGATCGGCTTGACTAACCGCCTGACGGTCGCCGCAGCCCCGGCGCTGGAAGCTGTGGCCAATGCACTGGCAGACATGGCGCGCAGTACCGGCCCGATTGGCATCGCAATCACAGCCCTCTTCGACAACATTGGTCGTCTGACCACCTATGCCGCAACCTTCGCAGCCCTCATGGCGGGGCGCTGGGTGGCGGGTCTGGCGGCCGCCGCCCTATCGGTGCGCGGGCTTGCAACGGGCCTCGTCTTTCTACGTGGCGCTTTGATCCGCACCGGCATTGGCGCACTGATCGTCGGCGCTGGCGAGTTGGTGTTTCAGTTCACGCGGCTCGTCGCGGGCGCAGGTGGGTTTGGCGCAGCGATTGGCCTGCTGAAGGATCTGGCCCTCGAGGTCTGGGACCGCATCGGCTTGGGCGCGGCCTCTGCTTGGTCGAAGATTGAGGCCAGCTGGGCTGGGCTGCAGGCGACCGTTTACGGCGCAATGCAATCCTCAGTCGAGGCTGTGACGAGCTTTAGCAATTCTGCCGCTGGCATCTTCAAGGGCGCCTATGATGCGGTGAAGGCAATCTGGGGCCAACTGCCGGGTGCCATCGGCGATTTCGCGTTTCAGGCCGCAAACGGTCTGATCAGCGGCGTCGAGGCCATGCTGAACGGCGTGGTCACCCGGATCAACAATTTCATCAACGCCTTGAATGGCGCACTGGACCTGCTGCCCGACTGGGCCGTGGGCGAAGGCGGGGTACGGATTGGCACACTGGACCCTGTGGCGCTTGGCCGGATCGACAATCCTTTCGCCGGATCGGCCGCCGCTGCCGGGACCGCTGCCGCAGAAGCTTTCTCGGCGGCGATGGCGCAGACCTATGTCAACACGCCTGACCTTGGCCTGGCAGGGATGGCCGAGGACGCAACATTCCGGGCCGAGGCGTATCGCGAGGCCTCGGGCATGCTGGCCGATGCAGCCGCAAGGCCAATGCAAAGCTGGCAAGCGCTAAAAGACGCTGTTGCGGGCGCAGGCGCAGAGGGCGAAGTCGCACTGGATGGGGCCACGGGTGCTGCCGACCGGCTGGACGAGTCCGTGACAGAGGCCGGGCGCTCTGCGGGCGGTGCCGGTGCGGCTGCTGCGGCCGGGGCCGAAGTGGCCAAGACGGGATGGGAAGCAGCGGTTGCGACCCTCGCCGATTATGCCGTCAAGGCACGCGACATCGGCGGTGACATCGGCAATGCGCTGGTCAGTGCGTTCACCTCGGCAGAAAATGCCGTCGGTGAGTTTGTTAAAACCGGCAAGCTGGACTTCCGCAATCTTGTCACCTCGATGATTGCCGATCTGGCCAAACTGGCAGCGCGGCGCTTCATCCTCGGGCCGATTGCCAACGCGCTTTCTGGTGCGCTGAGCGGTGCGGGTGGTCTGTTCGCCAACATCCTGCATGACGGTGGTGTGGTCGGATCACCAGCACCCGGCCGCGTGGTGCCCGCCATGGCCTTTGCCAATGCCCCGCGCATGCATGCGGGCGGCTGGGCCGGGATCAAACCTGACGAAGTTCCTGCCATCCTGCAACGAGGCGAACGGGTGCTGTCCCGTCGGGATGCGGCGGGCTACGGGCAAACCAGCACCGTGCCATCGGTGAATGTCACCATCATGTCGCGTGATGCCGAAAGCTTCCGGCAATCGCGCACGCAGGTTGCAGCAGACATCGCCCGCGCTGTGTCTCTCGGCCGGAGAGGTATGTGATGGCGTTCCATGAAGTCAGGTTCCCCGACAATATCAGCCGTGGCGCGCGGGGCGGGCCGGAGCGGCGCACCCAGATCGTCGAACTGGCAAGCGGCGACGAGGAACGCAATGCCAGCTGGGCCAACTCGCGCCGCCGCTATGACGTGGCCTATGGCATTCGTCGCGCGGATGATCTGGCTGCAGTGGTGGCCTTCTTCGAGGCCCGCAACGGCCGCCTGCACGGCTTTCGATACAAGGATTGGGCCGACTACAAATCCAGCCTGCCCTCGCAGCCGATCACCCCCATCGACCAGCAGATTGGAACTGGCACCGGCAGCCTGAAAACCTTCCAGCTGGCCAAACGCTACATTTCCGGCGCGCAAAGCTGGGCCAGGACGATTGCCAAGCCGGTAACAGGCACGGTTCGCGTGGCGCTGGGCATGGTGGAGCAGATGACGGGCTGGACCGTCGATACCAGCACCGGAGTCGTCACCTTCACCACCGCCCCCACCAATGGCGTGATCATTCGCGCCGGGTTTGAATTCGATGTGCCCGTGCGTTTCGACACCGATGTGCTGGACGTCACCCTTGATATTGAACGGCTGGGATCGATCACATCCATTCTGCTGCTGGAGATCCGCAGATGAAAACTCTTAGCTCAGCGCTGCAGGCGCATCTCGACGATGGCACCACCTCCTTGTCTTGGTGTTGGCGAATATCACGGGCAGATGGTGTCGCGCTGGGCTTCACTGATCATGATCGTGCCCTCAGTTTCGATGGCACTGAATTTGAGCCAGAGAGTGGCTTCGCCGCTTCCGAAATCTGCTCTGGCTCCGACCTGGCCGTCGATGCGCAGGACGCAAGTGGCGTGCTGACCTCGGACCGGATCACTGAGACTGACATCCTTGATGGGCGCTGGGACAATGCTGCGGTGGAGTTGTGGCGGGCGAATTGGGCCGACACCAGCCAGCGCGTGCTGCTGCGCCGAGGCGCTGTGGGTCAAATCCGGCGCGGCCGCATGGCCTTCGTGGCCGAGGTGCGCAGCCTTGCGCATGTGCTGGGACAGACCGTCGGGCGGACGTTTCAAGCGGGGTGTGATGCCCGTTTGGGCGATGCCCGCTGCCGGATCAATCTGGAAAATGCTATCTACAAAGGCACGGGCGTGGTCACTGACCTGTTGCGTGACCTGGCGTTCTTGGCCACGGGGTTGTCCGGTTTTAGCGCGGGATGGTTTACATCAGGCACGCTGACATGGAACAGCGGTGCGAATACCGGGCGCATCATGGAAGTTTTGGCGCATAGCATTGCTGATGTCATCGCCACCCTGACCCTGCTGGAAGCACCCGTGCGCGCCATCGCTGAGGGCGACAGTTTCATCGCGCGCGCAGGCTGCGACAAGCGCATCGTGACCTATGGGGCGAAGTTCGCCAACACCGCAAACTATCGCGGATTCCCAAACATTCCGGGTCAGGATGCGGTGCTGCGCTATGCCAGCCAGGATGGCGGCCATGAAGGTGGCGTGCTGTGAGCCTTGCTCATTCTGTGACCGATCCCGCCTTGGTCATAGCCGTCGCGCGGTCATGGCTTGGCACGCCATATCACGATCAAGCCAGCCTGCGCGGCGTCGGCTGCGATTGCCTTGGTCTCGCACGCGGCGTCTGGCGTGAGGTGGTGGGAGACGAGCCATTTCCCATCCCTCCCTACAGCCGCGATTGGGGCGAGACCGGACCACGCGAAGTTCTGGCGGATGGTGCGCGCCGGATGATGCCGGAAATCATGCCCGCCAACGCCGGTCCCGGCGCGCTCATCCTGTTCCGGATGGCACCTCGCGCAATCGCCAAGCATGTCGGGATCCTCACCGCGCCTGACAGCTTCATCCATTCCTATGAACGGCTTGGCGTCGTCGAGGAAGTTATGACCCCCACTTGGCGGCGGCGCATCGCTTTCGCCTTCCTTTTCCCGCGCTCTAGCAGCGTCTGAAAGACCTTTCATGGCAACACTCGTCCTCGGTGCCGTCGGCTCCGCAATCGGTGCTGGCTTCGGCGGTGCCATCCTTGGTTTTTCTGGTGCTGCCATCGGTGGTTTCATCGGCTCCACCATCGGGTCGGTCGTCGACAGCTGGATCGTGTCATCGCTGGCACCAGCACAGCGCATCGAGGGCGCGCGCCTCGACAGTTTGAGGATTACATCCTCGACCGAAGGTGCCGTGATCCCAAGCCTCTTTGGCCGGATGCGGATTGGCGGCAATATCATCTGGGCGACTGATTTCCGCGAAGAGACCAAGACCACCAGTCAAGGCGGCGGAAAGGGTGGCGGCCCAAAGGTCAAAACCACCGAATACCTCTACTATGCATCTTTCGCGGTCGCGCTGTGTGAGGGTGAGATCACCGGCATTGGCCGCGTCTGGGCCGACGGCAAAGCGATGGACATGACGGGTGTCACCTGGCGCTGGTATCCCGGCGACGAGGCGCAAAGCCCCGATCCGTTCATTTCGGCGAAGATGGGCGCTGCCAACACGCCCGCCTATCGCGGCACCGCCTATGTGGTCTTTGAGGAATTGGACCTCAGCGGGTTTGGCAACCGCCTGCCACAGATCAGCTTTGAAGTGTTCCGGCCGCTGGCTGATGCTGACACAGCTGAGGGGCTGGTCAAAGCGGTCACACTTATCCCGGCGTCGGGCGAGTTCAGCTATGCCACCGCGCCGGTCAAGAAATCCAGCGGTGCTGGCGGCGCGACCGTGGCGGAAAACCTGAATGCGATTTCCGATACCGCCGACATCGTCGTGGCGCTCGACCGGCTGCAATCCATGGCCCCGGCGGTGGAAAGCGTCTCTCTGGTCGTGGCGTGGTTCGGCGATGATCTGCGTGCAGGCAATTGCAAGGTGCGGCCTGGTGTCGAGGTTTCGGCCAAGACCACGACACCCTCGGCTTGGTCGGTCAATGGCGTCTCGCGCGCCAGTGCTTTTTTGGTCAGCCGCGACGCCGAAGACCGCCCTGTTTATGGCGGCACGCCTGCCGACTTTGCCTTGGTGCAGGCGATAATGGAAATGAAGGCGCGCGGCCTGCGCGTCACCTTCTATCCTTTCATCCTCATGGACGTGCCGCCCGGCAACACCAAACCCAATCCTTGCAGCGCCAATGCCGCTACGACGGGCCAGCCGACATTCCCTTGGCGGGGAAGGATCACTTGCTCTCCCGCTGCTGGCTTTGCGGGTTCGGTGGACAAAACTGCAGTGGCGGCCACGCAAGTCTCATCCCTGTTCGGCACTGGCACGCCCGCCAGTTTCAGCGTCTCCGGCGAAAATGTCAGCTGGACCGGCCCCGCTGGCGAATGGTCCCTGCGCCGAATGATCCTGCACTACGCACATCTGTGCAAAGCCGCCGGGGGCGTTGATGCCTTCCTGATCGGGTCAGAAATGCCCGGCCTGACCACCATCCGCAGCGGGGCAAGCACCTATCCTGCCGTCACCGCCTACAAATCCCTCGCCTCGTCCGTCCGGACCATCCTCGGCGCTGGGCCCAAGATTGGCTATGCGTCTGACTGGTCGGAGTATTTTGGTCACCACCCGGGTGATGGCTCGGGCGATGTGTATTTCCACCTCGATCCGCTGTGGTCGGACGCCAACATCAACTTCATCGGGGTTGATAACTACATGCCGCTGTCGGACTGGCGCGACGGGTTCGATCATGCCGATGCGAGCTTGGCACCCGCGATCTACGACCGGGCTTATTTGCAATCGAACATCACAGGCGGCGAGGGGTTTGATTGGTTTTACGCCAACCCAGCCGACCGGACGACACAAAACCGCACGCCGATCACGGACGGCGCTGCAAGCAAACCATGGGTGTTTCGCTTCAAGGATCTGCGCGCTTGGTGGCAGAACACCCACTTCAATCGTCCGGGCGGCGTGGAGAGCGGGACGCCGACCGTGTGGGTGCCGCAGTCAAAACCGATCTGGTTCACCGAACTTGGCTGCCCGGCGATTGATCGTGGTACCAATCAGCCGAACGTGTTCTTCGATCCAAAGTCGTCGGAAAGCTTCACGCCGTATTTCTCACGCGGCTGGCGCGACGATGCGATCCAGCGCGCCTATATTGAGGCGACCTATCTGTTCTGGGGTACACCAGCCAACAATCCAATCTCGGGCGTGACCGGCGCGCGCATGGTCACCGTGCCGGAGTGTGCGGCTTGGACTTGGGACGCCCGGCCTTATCCATTCTTTCCCGAACTCACCAACGTCTGGACGGATGGCCCCAACTGGCGACGCGGCCACTGGCTGACAGGGCGATTGGGCGCGGTGTCTTTGGCGGCGCTCGTGCGCCACCTTTGTCTGCGTGCCGGAATGCCGGAGGCTCAGATCGACGTTTCCGGACTGTGGGGTGCTGTCGAGGGCTATGTGATCTCCGCACTAGAAGCCCCGCGCGCCTCGATTTCCACACTGGCCCGGCATTTCGGGTTCGATGCCATTGAGAGCGAGGGGCGCATCAAGTTCCTGATGCGCGGCCGCATTGCCGGTCTCACCATCACGCCTGACAACATGGTCGCACCATCATCGCCACAGGGCGATGTGATGGAACTGACCCGCGCGCAGGAAACCGAACTGCCGCAGGCCCTGAAATGGCAGGTCGCGCGCGCGGATGAGGATTATGACGCGGCCCAAGTCGAAGCGCGGCGGATCACCGTCGACACCACGAGGATCGCCTCAGAGGCATTTCCAATGGCAGTGCCGCCAGAGGAAGCTGAACGCCGCTGCCGCCGAGCGCTCATGGAGGCGTGGGTCGGGCGCGAAAGCGCGGTGTTCCGCCTGCCACCCTCGCGTCTGGCGCTGGACCCGTGCGACGTGATCCTGCTCGACCATGATGGCCGCCTGACAGAAATGCGGCTGGTCTCGATTGCTGACTCCGATTTGCGCAGCATCGACGCCGTGCGTCAGGACCGTGCCGTATACGACTTGCCACCCGGCGATCCACGCCCGGCCTCGCTCTCGACGCCCATGGTATTTGGCACGCCCGATGTGATCCTGCTGGACCTGCCGCAACTTCGCGAGGATCAGCCTGCACATCGGCCCCTCGTTGCAGCCCATGCCAAACCATGGCCAGGCGAAATGGCGGTGTATCGCAGCGCCGCAACAGATGGTTTTGCCTTGCTGACCACCTTTGGTGGCCGCGCTCGGATCGGCGTTCTAGCGGAAAGCTTCTATTCGGGGCCGGTGTCGCGTTTTGATCTTGGCAATGCGCTGGTCATCGATCTCTTCTCTGGCACGCTGGAAAGCGTCACCGACATTGCGCTCTTGGGCGGGGCCAATGCGCTGGCGGTAGAAACCGATCCCGGGCAATGGGAAATCGTCCAAGCGGGCAATGCCGAACTGATCGCGCCGGGGCGCTATCGCCTGACCCGGCTGCTGCGAGGTCAGCGCGGAACCGAAGGAGCGATGGTCAGCATTGTCCCGACCGGCGCGCGCCTTGTCGTGCTTGATGCAACCTTGGCATCGCTGCCCATCGCTGAAGCTGACCTTGGCATACCATGGAACTGGCGGATCGGCCCGGCCTCAAAGCCGGTCAGCGATGAAACCTTTGTCGCGGCCACATTCACACCTGAGGGCGCTGGGCTGCGACCCTTCTCGGTCGCCCATGTTGAGCAGCCGTGGCGCAGCGCGCGCAGCCCGGGCGATTTGACGATCCGCTGGACACGCCGGTCTCGGTCGTTGGCGGCTGATAATTGGGGCATGGGCGATGTGCCCTTGGCAGAGGACAGTGAAGCCTATTGGGTCGACATTCTGGACGGGTCAGTTGTCAAGCGATCCTTGACGACTGCCACGACCAGCGTCCTTTACAGCGCGGCCCACCAGACCGCCGATTGGGGCGCTCCTCTCGGGCCCGGCCAAACCCTTTCCATTCGCATCTTCCAGCTTTCGGCACTGATCGGCCGGGGCGCTGGGCGATCAGTCACCCTAACCATCTGAAAGCAGGATCATGTCCGACATCACCACCCATCTCCTGATGCCATATATCCTGGCATCTCAGGCACAAAAGCATGTCACCCACAACGAAGCGCTGCGGCTGCTAGACGCGATGGTGCAATTGTCGGTCCTCGACCGCAGCCGCACCGCACCGCCTGCATCTCCCGCAGATGGCGACCGTCACATCGTGGCCTCTGGGGCCTCAGGTCTCTGGGCTGGCTGGGACTTGAACGTGGCGTTCTGGGCCGATGGCGTCTGGATGCGCCTCGTCCCGCGCCCGGGCTGGCTGGCGTGGATTGCCGATGAAGCCGCCGTTTGTGGTCTGGGACGGGTCAGCTTGGGATCCGGTTGGTGTGCCTCAGGATGTATCGGACGCGATTTTTAGCTTGGTGAACGCCATCGATCCGACCAAGAGGGCGGTGTTTTCATTGT